CAGGCTTGTCAGGAGTTAAAGTGGCTGTGTATGATACGGTTGGAGACGTGCAGGGCGGTGGCGTACAAACAAGTTCGAGCGGCGCGGTTTCACAGATCAATGCGAGGTTCTTTCGTAAGGACCACGGGGCGGCAGCGGTCAGCAAGGCACCCTTTGACATTCGCATTCGCAAGTATGGGTATGTTTATTTAGGCTTTCAAAGTTCGGTTGCCGAGCCGATCAAGCAGGAAGTGCGCCTTGCGGTAAATTCTTTGCTTGTTTCAACAGAAGTGCAAGCGGCGGCCATTACGGGCATAAGCCTAAATTTTGCGACAAGCACTGCAACGATCACATCTAACCACGATACCCAAAACCTTTATGACTATTACCAATATCAATTAACCCAAACTTCGAACATGGTTTATGGTGAAGATTTGACTAGGGCAGGATCTTCCTTTGATATGGCGGATTGGGATGTCGTTGTTGACGGCTGCACATACACCGGTGACATGACAACAACGGGAACAATTACTCTTGCAAATGGCGCTGTATTTAACGGCGAGCGCACAGACTCAAGTGGGACCATACTTGCGCCGCGCAATATATCAGTGACGGGTATTGTTGCTGGATCACGGTTGCGGATTTATAACACAACCACATCAACAGAAGTCTACAATGCAATAGTCGCAGGGACGAGTTACACCGCCACTTACGCAGAAGGTACAGGTTATTCTGAAAGCGATGTTTTGGAAGTGCGGGTTGCGGAAATATCGAAGTTAGAGTTCTCGTCTTCTGTTGTTGCATCAGCAACAGGTTGGTCTTTGCTTGTCAGTCAGGAAACCAACTCAACATATGCGAGCTATGGAGTTGATGGGTCAACGGTGACAGGGATCATATGGGATGGGGGCAACATGGAGTTTGACTTTAATGACCCTGACAACACCCTACAAGGTGGCGATATTGCTGCTTGGTACTTCTATTTCATCACAACGTCTACGGGCATTTCTGAGGCGTTCGGCGCGATAAGCTGGCCCCAGATAAACCGTATATCGAACAGGACTGCAACCCGTGCAATCACGTTCGACAACACGAAAGCCGATGCGTTGAAAATTACCGGCGCTTGGATCGACCGAGATGATGGGACAACAATTATTGCAAGTGGGTCTAATTCAATTCAAATTGACCCTCCTGCGGTCTTTGTAAAGGAGACTGGTACAAGTGGTTTGACGGCATCCGAAAGTGCTAAACTTGATTTGATTTCAACCGTCGATGGTAAAGTAGATACTATAGACACTGTTGTAGATACGATTAGTGCCGATGTCACCACGATAGAAACTAAAGTGGATACTATAGATACGGTTGTGGATAGTACGTCAGCTACTGTTACCTCTATAGATACAAAAGTAGATACTATAGATACGGTTGTAGACAGTGTTAAGTTGAACACAGGTCTAATACCAGCACTACTATAATAATAACAAGAGAGTCAAATGTCAGATGTTGTCGGTTTGGAAGAAATAGTAAATCGCATAGGTCGCTTAGAGGAAGAAGTGGACGAGTTAAGACAAGATAAGAAAGAGATACAGGCTACCCTCCATAACATAGACAAAACCCTAATAAAGTTAAATTTAGCTATAGAGGGGTTGCTCGACAGAGAGGGTAGCAGGAAAGATTTCTTGAATAAGGTCTATATGTTTATCATTGGGTCTTTTGTCGCTGCTCTGATTACTTTTATTTCCCGTGGTGGTTTAGATATATGAAGTGGGCACAACCTTTAGTGTTAGGGATTCTCGTCGTCCTAACGTCTTTCACTTTGTACTTTTCCTCTATGGATGAGCGCACAAGAACGTCAAGACGTAATTCCTGTTGGGCACCTCACAAGTCAACCTCTGACCCACAGTAACGGAGATATTACTATGAGTGATGATTTCAATGAAGACTTTATAGAGTTAGAGAAAAAAGATCAACCCTTAAATAAACCTTTCAGACTACCCTCTGGGTCAAGCAAAAAGTTTGGGGTTTATGTAAAGGATGGAGACAAGAGAAAGAAAGTTACCTTTGGTGATCCCAACATGGAAATCCGTAGGGACGACCCTAAGGCTAGGGCGAATTTTAGGTCTAGGCACTCTTGTGATACAGCAACAGATAAGACTTCAGCACGTTATTGGTCTTGTCGTATGTGGAGTGGAAGTAGCGTGTCTTCATTAACGAAAACAGTAGAGGGTCAAATCCTTAAGGCCGACGAAGAACAACGTATGGTCTATGGGTGGGCTTCAGTAGTCACTGAGAAGGGTGAACCCGTAGTTGACCGTCAAGGTGATGTAATAGAACCTGACACACTTGTTAAGGCCGTCAATGGCTTTATGGAGCATGTCCGTGTCGGTAAAGAAATGCACAAAGGGGATCAGATTGGAGCAGTTATCCACTCTATGCCTATCACTAAAGAGATTGGTGAGTCCCTTGGCATTCAGAGTGACCGTGAGGGCTGGATTGTAGCTTTCAAAGTTTATAACGATGACGTTTGGGCTAAGGTCAAATCTGGTGAACTCGCTGCCTTTAGTATTGGCGGCAAAGCAATCAAGGAGGACTATAGTGCCTAACCTTTTGAAACAGCTTGAACTGGAAGAATTGTCTTTAGTGGATCGTCCCGCGAATGCTCAGGCAATGGTCTCCTTGTTTAAGCGAGATAACTCCGATGGAGAAGAAATGACAAAAGAAACAACAGAGAAGATGTCCGATGACATGAAAGCAAAACTCAAGCCTTACTTGGATAAGGGAATGTCTGAGGAAGAAGCTGCTAAGATGTATGCAGAGGACATGAAGAAAGCTGAAGAGCTTGAGACCCTCAAGAGTGAGAACGAGCGTCTTCGCAAGTCTCTTATTGATAATGGTTACGTCATTAAAGCTGACGCAATCGAAAAGAAAGCTGAACCTGAGTATGTAGAGTATGATGGTGAGCAAATCAACAAAGCTGATATTCCTGCGCCTATCCTTAAGGCTCTTGAAGAAGCAGAAGTTGCTAAGGCAGATGCGGAACTCACTAAACGTGCAGGAGAAGCTCTACCACACTTTAGCGTAGATGTAGCTAAGTCTTTGGTTGCTAAGTTCGCTGAGGAAGAAACAATCATGGAAGCTCTTAAGGCTGCGGATGTAGTATTTGGAGAGTCTATGGAGGAGGTCGGAAAGTCTGATGCTGATGGTGAGTTCACTACAGCTAACGATAAGCTTGAAGCCCTTATTAAGTCCTACATGGATGAAAACAATCTTAAAAAGAGCCAACATGCTGTAGCTTATGCTGCGGTTGCTAAAACCGATGAAGGTAAGGCTCTTATCAACAAATCCTATAAAGGAGAATAAACATGGCTGTAATGCAGTCCCGTGATACACGGACATTTATTGCTGGCGAAGACCTCTCAGCAAAACAATTCAAGTTCGTTACTTTAGAGAGTGACGGTCAAGTAGACGTTGCAGACTCTGCTGGTGAAAATTGCATTGGTGTTCTTTTGAACAACCCTACTTCTGGTACTGCTGCTACGGTAGTTATCTCAGGTAAGGTTATGGTAGAATCTGGTGGAACTATTGCTGCTGGTGCTGCTGTTCAAGCCGATGCAGATGGTAATGCTCTTACTGCTGCCTCAGGTGATGTTGTTATGGGTTATGCTTTGGAATCAGCGGTTGACGGTCAGATTATGGCTATCGAACTGATCCAAGGCGGTAACGTCGTAGCTTAACCCGCAAGAAAGGAATAATAAATGCCCTTGCTAACCCCATCCGCAGTGCATATTGATACACCGTTGACTAACCTCACGTTGGCTTATGCACAAACACAAGAGAACTTTATCGCTGATAAGGTTTTCCCAACTGTCGGTGTTTCTAAACAATCTGACAAATTCTACATCTATGATCGTGCGAACATGAATCGCACTGGTGATGTAGCTAAACTTGCCCCACGTACTGAAGTAAACCGCATCGGTATGACTGTTTCAAACAGTAGCTACTTTGCTGATGTTTATGGTCTTGGTATGGACTTTGATGAGCAGACTTTGGCTAACGAAGATGCTGCATTAGAGACTCGCCAAGCTGGTGCTGAAACTCTCGCTATGCGTCTTATGATCCATCGTGAAGAGCAGTTTGCCACTAACTTCTTCTCAGATAATATCTGGGGGACTAACTACGATGGTGCTGGTTCAACCTCAGGAACAAACTTCCTCTATTGGGATGACGCCTCTGCTAAACCAATCCAGAACGTAACGGACCTTCGCCGTACTATGCAGCTTAAGTCAGGTGGCTTCAAGCCAAACACTATGGTTGTTGGTAAAGAGGTTCGTGATGCTTTGGTGAACAATGCAGACATCCTCGCTCGCCTGAATGGTGGTGCAACTGTAACTAACACTGCGTTGGTGACTGATGCTAAGTTGGCTGAAATCTTTGAGGTAGAGAACTTCTATGTCATGGAAGCAGTGAAAAACGACTCAGTAGAAGGTGTTGCTGAGAGTAACTCTTTCATCGGTGGTAAGCACGCTCTGTTGTGTCACACACCTTCAAATGCAGGACTTATGACCCCTGCTGCTGGTTTGACCTTTGCTTGGAATAACCTTGAAGGCGTAAACAACTTGGGTATCACTGTTGAGTCATTCTCAGATGATGCTCTGAAGCGTCAGCAAATTGCTGAGTTGATCCAAGTTAAGATGTCTTACGATATGCAAATCGTAGGTGCTGACTTGGGTGCGTTTGTAAATAACATCGTACAGTAAGTATTTACTATGGTGGGGGCTGTAGTGGCCCTCACTAACCCAATTAAGGATTACCCGATGCTTTATAATGAACCAATGCAATATGACAGGCCCCTATTTGTTACCCTAACCATGAGAGTTAGTGGCCGTACCTTGAACGCTGGCGATGAGCTAAAGTGGAAAGAGGTAGGTATGGATAAACAGAGGGTTCAAATACTATACCGAGAAGGTAGACTTCAGCACAACGCAGCGCTTGAGGCTAATACTAAAGTAGGTGACGGCCTAGAGATACTTGATGCAGATGGCCTACATATCTTAGTAGATAGTATCAATGCTAAAGTAAAATCTAAGACTAGAACTGAATCTGAGTTCCAGAAGAAGAAGTGTAAGAAGTCTAAGATCGCAGATAAACAACGTGGGCTTATTCGTAGCTGGCGCAGAAACTACGGAAACATGGAGACTGAATAACTATGGCTTGGTCGTATGATGCAGGAG